AGAGTCTGCTAACCACATGTTAGTCAGTTTAAATGGTATCCTACAAAAACCAGGATCATCCTTTACTATCTCAGGCAGCACCATGACCTTCGCCTCGAATCTGGCGACAGGGGATGTCATTGACTTTGTTCAAATATTAGGCAACGTGCTTGACTTAGGCTCTCCCTCAGATGACACTGTAACAGCTGCTAAGTTAAATGATAATGTTATCTCAGGGCAAACAGCTTTAACATCTGCCCCAGATAGCACTGATGAATTATTAATTTCTGATGGTGGTACTTTAAAAAGAATAGATGTAAGTTTAATAGGTGGGACAACCGCACCTTATGTTTCTGTGTATAGAAATGGAGATCAAAATTTAAGTGATGCAACACACACAAAAATAGAATTTAATGCTGAAAATGTCGATAGTGGAACAGCTTTTGACAACTCTAGTAATTATAGATATACACCACAAACATCTGGATATTACTTTGTATCATTAAATGTTGGAACAGGAGCACAATCAGACAATGCAACTGATAAAATAATTGCAAGTATTTATAAAAATGGATCTGCTGTAGCAGGGGCTGTGGCAACTAGAGATTGGGATACAAATGGTATAAATTATAATGACCAAGTTAATACAAGCGTTATAGTTCAACTCAATGGTTCAAGTGATTATATTGAAGGTTATGCTTATATAGATTCAACATCTGGAACACCAAGAGTTGAAAGTGGACAAGCATCAATGCATATATTTAAAATGACGGAGTAATAGATGTCAATCAATGTATGCAATGACAGATCCATGGCATCCATTACCAGTCTCCCTTCAGGAGTCACTGGTAGTAGCTTAGTATTGATATCTGAGCAGACTGCTAGTAGTTCTGCAACAATAAATTTTACTTCAGGTATAGATTCAACTTATAAAGAGTATATTTTTGTAGGAATAGATTTGCACCCAGCAAGTGATGATACTTATTTAGTATGTAATTTTTCTGCAGATAGTGGATCAAATTATAATGTTACAAAGACAACAACTCATTTAAGAGTTAGACATGATGAAGACGGTAGTGATGGTGATATAGGTTATTTTAATAATCAAGATTTAGCACAATCTACGTCTGATGTGCGTTTAACTTTTGTAGGAAATGATAATGATCAATCAACTTCATTTAAGTTACAACTTTTTGATCCATCCTCTACAACTTTTGTAAAACACTTTACGGCAGATGGCACTGGCAATGAAGAAGCAGATAGATTATATCGTAGTATAGTTGCTGGTTATTGTAATACTACTTCTGCTGTGGATGCAGTGCAATTTAAATTTGCTTCTGGCAACATAGACTCTGGAACATTTAAATTATATGGAGTTTCGTAATGTCAATTGTAACTTATAACAACAGGAGCATTGCAAATATTTCAGCTATACCTGGGGCAGTTAAATCATTAACACATATTAAAACTGTAACTGCTTCTGGTCAAAGTGATGTTACTTTTGTTAATGGGACATCTGATGTTGTTTTAGATTCTACATATCCTATTTACATATTTAAATTAATAAATGTGCATGGTGCTTCTGGAGAAAAATTTTATGTGAATTTTAGGGATGGTGGAAGTGATTATGATGCTACTAAAACAACAACTAACTATAGGGCTTTTCATTTTGAGTCTGATAGTGCAGATGGATTAGCCTATCAATCAACTTTAGATTTAGCACAAAGCACTAATAATCACATGATAGGTCAAGAAATAGGAACTGATAATGATTCTAGTGGCAGTGGTGAATTAATTTTGTTCAACCCATCAAGCACAACATTTGTAAAACATTTTTTAGTTCATTTTCAACACCACTATACAAGTGCTGCACCAGGAATTGTCGATAATTATACAGCTGGTTATTGCAACACTACTACAGCTATAGATGGAGTTCAATTCAAATTTAACGCTGCCAATATAGATTCAGGCACATTTAAACTCTACGGATTAAAGGATTCATAATGAGCATAGTTACACTTAATGATAGAGCAGTAAGATCAGTCACGACCTTTGGGTCTATACATACTGGATCCATGGTATTTATTAAAAAATTAACTGCTAGTTCTAGTGCTACTTTAAGTTTTGTTAATGGTAGCTCTGATGTTGTATTTGACTCTACTTATAAAGAATATTTATTTACTTTTAAAGACATACATCCACAATTTGATAATGTAAATTTTTTATTTAATGGATCAGATGATGATAGTAGTCATAGTTATGATGTAACAAAAACTACGACTTTTTTTGATGCTAGACACAGTGAGGCAGGAAGTGATGCAGATTTAACTTATAGAACTGCAAATGATTTAGCACAAAGCACTGATTTTCAAATGTTATCACCTAATGTAGGTGCTGGAGCAGCAGATGAGTGTACAGCTGGTTATTTACATATATTTAATCCAAGTTCCACAACACTTATAAAACATTTTGTATCTAGATTTAATGTATATCATGCCAGTAATTATAGTATGGATTATCATATGGCAGGATTTTTTAATACAACTGCGGATATCACAGCCGTACAATTTAAGTTTAATACTGGTAATACAGACTCAGGTGACATTAGCCTTTACGGAATTGTATAAAAATGATACATAAATTATAAGGAGAAAACTATGCCAAGATATCATAATATAAATGGGAACAAAGTTCAGTTTACAGCTGAAGAAGAAGCAGCTAGAGATGCTGAAGAGAAAGCATGGGCAGATGGTGCTTTAGGGAGAGCGCAGGCTAATCTTAGAGCTAGAAGAAACCAACTGTTAGCTCAAACTGATTTCTATGCTCTATCTGATGTTACAATGTCTGATGACATGAAAACATACAGGCAGCAACTTAGAGATTTTCCAGCAGGTAAAGACACAGTTGAAAAATGCGATAACGCTACATGGCCTACTAAACCATAAGGCATAGGGGATTATACTATGCTGCAGAAACTAAGATTTGCACCAGGACTAAATAAACAAGTCACGGCGACAGGCGGTGAAGGTCAATGGGTTAATGGTGACAACATACGGTTTAGATATGGTAAACCAGAGAAAATAGGTGGTTGGTCACA